GGAGTTTCGTGCATACCACCAAGTGAAATTAGACCTTCGCCTTTACAGGAAGAAAACAAAATGATCTTTGGACATGGACCTGCGTCTGCACCGGCACAGTTGAATTATGCCTCCATGCAGAAGGCTGTTGATAAGAAGATGCATCATCCTGGTTTCTTTGATACAGCTATTTTGGAGAAGGCGGCAGATTGGGTCAAACAAGACTTGGCTGCACATATTCAGGAGTGTTCGCGCATCTCGCTTCAGGCATCGATAAATGGTGAGTCTCATTATGGCCAAGGTTCTAAGATGGCTATTGATACTTCTCCCGGTCTACCGTGGTCATGGATGAAAACAGCAGGGTCAAAAGGAAAGACTGATCTTTTTGACCTTGTTGATGGTGAATGGCGTCCTAAGAAAGAGCTTTCAGATGCTGTGGCTGATGTTGTGAATTGTAGGGAGAATGGTGAGGTTAGACCAGGTCTTTTTCGAGGTACTCTCAAGGATGAGAGACGTGAGTTAGAAAGGGTCCTTGATGGAAAAACACGTATTTTTACAGCGGGTTCTGCCGAAAAAGTTGTGGCGGATAGAATGTTGTTTCTCGATTTTGTTGTGCAGTTTAAGGAAGCAAGACTTAAGCTTCCACATGCGTATGGAATTAATCCAGAATCAACGGAGTGGCACGATATGGGAATGAAACACCGTATGATGGGGAAGAAACACTTCGCTTTGGATTACTCGGGTTTCGATGCATCAGAGTCGATGCAACTCTTGCAAACTGTGTCAGAATGCGTTGCTTCGGTCTTCAAGGAAGAAGACAAGAAACACGTAATCTGTTCGGGTATCGAGAGTTTTAACCACTTTGTTGTGATTGATGGCGATTTGTTTCATTACCATCAAGGTAATCCATCTGGATGCACTATGACAACAATCTACAACACTATTGCAAATTGGATTCTTCTTTCTTACTCTTGGATTAAACTTGCGATTGCAGAGGGTGTTCCGTTGACACGGTCACACTTTAAGGAAAATTGTGTGATACATGCTTATGGCGATGATTTCATTGGAACTGTTTCTGATAACGCTCAGTGGTTTAACGGAGACACAATTCCACCAATTCTGGAGTCGTGTGGTGTCAAGGCAACGGCACCTGACAAGGGCGAAATTTCTAAATTCTCAAAGTTTGAAGACCTTGTGTTCTTGAGTCGTTATTTTGTCAAGAACCCTTTTGATGGACCTGAGTCGATGATTGTTGGACCATTGCCCAAAAGTTTGATTGAAGAAATTCCAATGTGGTACTACAAAGGTGCAGATAAGACGGATTATACCTCAACGATCCGGACTTGTGTTCGTTCTGCTGCTCTTTGGGGTCGTGATTATTTTCAATGGTATTTGGGTAAAATGAGAATGACAAAGACTGGACGTGAGTTTTTGGATTACATTGATACGGAAAGCATTTTTCTTGAGGTTTCACGACCATTCACCTCTGGATTGCGTGCATTTGTATCAAAGCCTTTCATGTACTTTGGACCAGGTCGAACTAACGAATACTCTCCCGAGCTTATGAAACATGTTGTGTATAAGGGTTTTGATTTTGGAAGTTGGGACGCTGCTCTTGGTTTTGCAATGGCTCTCTCTGCACAAGAACCAAATCCCTCTCGTTTTTGTGGTATGGATAAATTGAAGGCGCGTCAAGCAATTGATAAGATGCGCAAGGGTGGTTTTGTCTGGGAAGAGAAAACTTTGCTTTACCATGTGCAGGGAATTTTGGAGAGTTTTCTTGAGGGTAATTCTCATGCACGAGATGCTCTTAAAGCATCTGGTGAGGCCGTCCTTGTCTATTGGGTCAAAGATAGCCGGCTTGGCTCAGGGATTAGCCCTGAGCTAAAGCCGGAGACGTTTCTTTCCTTTGGAGGAAAGAATTTTGTGGGGACTGTTCTCATGGAAATGAGAAGACGTCTTTGTGTTTAAATATTTTGAGTATTGCTATTAGTATAGTTTGTATCTCACAACGTTTGTTTGTTACAATTAA